GTCAATACTTTTTTTGAATTATTTTTTAAATTTTTTTATGTGCTATTGTAAAGCGGTTTTGTTTGATGTTGTAATCAGTATAACACACACTTTTTAACTTGTCAATACTTTTTTTGAATTATTTTTAAAATATTTGTGTTTTTGTTGATATTGCACTATTGCAAACGGTTATTTTAATATTTGAGTTGTGCAATTTATATATTATGCTCCCATCTTGCCGGCGTTTATGTTCTGAAATTGTTTTTATAATCTGTTTATATACTTATATTATATAATATGATGAATTGCAGCACAACATTTTTTTATACATATATAATGTAATGATTTTTTTATTGCCTGGATTTTGTTAAACTGATTTTATATAATAAGAACATAAGCGGAATTTTTAAAAGCTGAATTTTATTTTTTTATTTTGGTTATTTGGTTATTATATGGAGGAAAATTAAAAGTTATTTATAAAATTATTTGGTTTTGATTATACCGAAAATATTTACCGAAAAAATAAAAAATCAATTTATATATTATGATGGGAAATTTTTTTATTTTTTTTATGCTCCAGGAATTTTTTTAAATATATTTATGTTTAAAGTCTGTTTTTTGTACTTTTATAGACTTATATTTTTTGATGGTTCTTTATTTGTGCAATATTACTAAAAATAGGGGGATAAAAAACATATATTTTAGGTAGATTTTTTTCACTCCAGCCGGTATGTGATACACTTCACTCTCATCAAAAAAATTTCAATCTCGATTGGCAAACTCTCCTACTTCCACACTTTACCGAAGATTAATTCGTAAAAATACTAAACTCTCCTACTTTGAGGATTTATCTAAAAATACCGAACATTTCCGAAAGGTATGTTCTGATATGGCTAACTCTCCTACTTTGGGAATTTCTTCGGAGAAAATTTCGGATAAAAATATTTCTCTGGATTTGGATATAAAAATATTTATTTCGATTTTATAAAAAGTCTCAAACTTTGGGAATTTATATTTTAGACTACCATTCTTGTAAGACCAAATGAGCTATACATTTGAACGACATCGGAGTGAAAATGTATAGCCTAACAATATGGATTTGATATTCCGAAAATTTATACATACAGATTTATAATGATTTTCTGTTGTGGTTATAAAGGTAGATTCGATTTTTTCATACAGAAAATTATACAATATTTATTATAATAATATTCTAACTTATAATAAGACTCTTATTAAATATTGTATTGAATATAAGACTCTCATACTTATAAGTATGTATATATATTTAAGGAGATGCAATTTGAGGACAAAATACGGATTTTTGAGACTTTTTAAAAATAATACAGAAAAACTATTGACAAATCATTTTAATTGTGTTATAATTTAACCAAACTTAATTATAAAGAACCAGGAGGATTAATATGCAGGAATTTGTTATGATACCTCGCAGCCTGATATATAATTGTGAGCTTAATGAAAAAAGAGTTCTTGCTTATTCTTCTATTCTGTTTTCCGGATGGGGCGGCGAAAACATCGAAGAACTTGTTGCCTATTCAAAATTTTCTACCCGCCGAGATGCCGGCGGCATCCTATACCAATATAAAGAGTTGGTATATCAATTTATAAAAAATCAATATTTTGAAAATAAGAAATCCGGAATGAAATATATTAAACAACAAGATTGTTTTGGTATTATTTATTATAATGAATTTCAAAGAATATTACAAGCAAGAGAGGATAGTGTTCGGAGCGGGCGGCGGATGAATCATTCACACGTTCTTCTTCTCCTTTCACATATCAGACTATGCATGATTCGCCAACCTGATATGCCACTATTCTATTCTAATTTATTAAGTAGAATATCAGACAGTATTGGAATGTCAGTTCGCAACATTACAAAATCTTTAAAGATTTTAGAAGAACTTAATATTATTCATAGCGAGGAATTACCTCGTTATAAAGACAGTAACGGTCAATGGCATTCTAATGTAAAAATTTTTGTTAATATGAAAATTGAAGAATGCGATTATAATTGGCAAGATGAAGTGGCACGTGGTATCAGGTGTATTATGGCAAGCCAAATAGACTAAAAAGGAGGATAAGGATGCAAATTGAAACTAGAAGAATTACAAACCATTAGCTTAACCGCTAAGAAACCAGATAAAGATATGACTGATAAAGAATGGCAAGAATATTTTGGAATTATGAAAACTCTAACTCATCAAGTAAAAGAGAAAAGAATGAGTTGCAGAACCTCTCCCATTCTTATTAATGGCTATTCAGATAATCAGTTTACATATCAGGGCGATACACAATGGACAAAATACAAAGAATTTATAAATAGTATCTTATTTGCAATTCGTCATGGAGAATGTGATTATTGTTTTTATATTTATCACATAGCAGAGTTGCTAAGATATGAACATGACAATTTAAGAACAAAATGGTTGCCGGACGATAATTGTTTTCAAGTCTGGCTTAATAAATAATTTAAAACCAAGGCAGAAAAAGTATAATTATTATTATCACTTTAGAGAAGCTATAAAAAATAAAATGATAGGAAGGCAATGCGAATGGAGCAAAAAAGCTATCTAAAGTTTATATATAAACTACATAGTAAAAGATTGAAGAAAGCAAATTGGAATCTATCTTTGCCATTAGAAGTTGCTATGCGTGATTATCCGGAAGATATTGTTTCTTTAAATGATAGTCAACTTTTAAGATTTATAGATGAGCTTAATGGAATTTCTGATATAAATGGCAAAGTTAAAGATATAAAGAAAAAAATTAAATATGAAAAAAAGAAACCTAAGAGCCGTGAAACTAAAATGATTATAAAGGCTTTATACGAAAATCTATATAACCTTCAGTTTCAAAAGGATTATGTCTGCATTATTATGGATAGTAATTCAGATTATGATAGAGCTAATAAAGGCTTTACTATTAATGGTATTAAGTATAAACGATTTCTAGGAACGAATGGTGGCATAAAAAATTCAACAATTGTTTATGTTAATGAACAATTATATCCCGAATTAAAAAAGAGATTAGACAACGGACGAAACAAAGATATTCCGGTGGTACCGGCAAAACTAGAAGCATATCAAGCTCTGATTTGTTCTGGCTCTACTCCTATCCCTGAACCTAAAGGAATTATTGTGGTTAATGATTGTATAACATTTTTTAAAGATGATGTCATTATGATAAATGATGAAGCCGAAGGCGAACCTATAATGACAAAAATAAAAGATTTTGAAATTGAGCATAATGATTCGGATGGATATGGTCTTATGCTTCCCTCTTACTCTAAGAAAGTAAATGGATATTTAACCGGTGATGACTCAAAAGTTATTTCGGGTATGAATACACGTTATGCATGGACTAAGGGTATGATTTACACATTTGATTTCATAGAATTTGCAGAAAAAATTGCAGGAACTTTTGAGATAATTGATGCATGGGGCGATAAAAGAGATATTAGAGATGCAGAAGTCATTCTTACAGTTTCTATGTTAAAACTCTGGGATAGTTATGAGAGTTGGGAAGATTATTATAGAAATTGCCAAGAAAACCATTATCAATTTTCGACTCCAAAAACCACGCCAGAAGAATTAGAAAATGTTAGATATACAAATTATCAATTTTTACAAAGCTACAATTTTACTGATGAAGAATTACAAGAATTATGTAATCCGACAATAGATGAGATTAAAGGTGTTTTAGGAATGGATTATCGAAGAAGTCTTGTATTTTTAGCTGGCTTTGGTTTAAATGATGAAAATGCGTTTAATGATACTTTTGATTATTGTGTAAGAGCATTGATGATTGACAAACGAATGATTAACGACCCATTTATTCGCCGGAAGATTTGGAATATGATTGTAAAGCGAATAGAAATGGCAAAACGTGGTGCAATAAAAGTAAACGCTAACTTTGCAATGATTTCCGGAGACCCTTATGCTTTGGCTCAAAGTATGTTTGGTTTAGAAGTTACTGGATTATTAAAAGCTGGAGAAATATATCATAAATATTGGATTGATAAAGGTTCTACTGAATTAGCTTGTTTTCGTGCGCCAATGACTTGTCATAATAATATTCGTAAAATGAAGTTATGCAATAATGAGCAAACATCACATTGGTATCAATATATTTCTACTGCTGCTATACTTAATGCATGGGACACAGCTTGTGATGCAATGAATGGTGCCGACAAAGATGGAGATACAAATATGGACACCGATAATCCAATTATTGTAAAAAGAACTCTTAACTCCCCCACCATCGTTTGTATGCAACGAAAAGCTGAAAAGAAGATTGCTAATGAAGAAGATATTATTCAAGCTAATAAGTTAGCTTTTAATGATGATATAGGCACAGTAACCAATCATGTTACAAGTATGATTGAAGTTCAAGCAGGATTTGAACCAGGTTCAAAGGAGTATGAAACACTTGCCTATAGAATCATGTGTGGTCAGTTATATCAGCAAAACACAATTGATAGAGCCAAGGGAATAATCGCAAAACCAATGCCGGCATATTGGTATAGTATGAGAGATAATATGATTAAAGATGATGATACTCCAGAAGAAATCAAGAAAAAAGAATTTAATCAAAAAATCGTTGCAGCAAATAAACCATATTTTATGACATATGTATATCCAGCTCTTAGAACTAAAAATAATACATATATGAAAAATAGTGATTATGGTGCAATAATGAGATTTAGTTCTTATGGAATACATAGCGTTCAAGATTTATATAATTACGAACCAAAAACACAGGATATGATTAATTATTTAGATTATTATGAAAGATTTATACCTGTTGGATATAATACGTGTGTTGTAAATCGTATATGTTGGATATTTGAAAAAGAATTCAATAGTTATCTTTCAAAAAAATATGAACAGCCGGAATTTGATTATAATATCCTTAAAAGTCATGTTGAGTACAGCAGAAGAAATTACGAAAGTGTCCTCAAAATATATGAAGATTATCAAAGGAATATTGATAAGTTTCAACAAAGAAAACGTACCGAAAAAATGGATGCATTTGAATGTTGGCAACAACGAACTATGTTTGTAGACAGATTTAAACGTGAATGCGAAGAAGTTTGTACTAATGAACGTGAATTATGTGATATTGTGTTAGATATATCATATAAAGCGGAAAAAACAAAACAGTTTGCGTGGGATGTATGTGGCAATGTAATTTTAGATAATTTACTAAAGAATAATAATCACAAAATATATTATCCTCAAAAAACAGACAAAAACGAACCAAACAGTTTTGAGTATTGCGGAGAATATTTCACTATGTGCGAAAAGGAGATTGGTGGTGATGCCAACGTATGATTATATTAAATGAAAAAGAGTATGCAGAAGAATGTTTAAAAAGTAAAACAGTTAATAATAAGCCATTTATTACGTTGTCAGTCCTGGCTAAATATTATTATCATTGTTATGGATATAGAAAAAAGAAAATTACAGATTTACTTATAGATTACATGAATAGGTATTACCCACACTATTCAAGTAATAAATCAAGTTGGGATGAAAATATAGAAAAATTAGCGGCTAATGCCGGAAAGTTCACTTTGTTTGAAATAGATGGTATTTGGATTACAAAAGCAGAATTAGAAACAATACAAAACATACACAACAAGGTTTTAGAACGACTTGCTTTTACAATGCTTTGTCTTGCCAAATTAAACAATATAAAGAATCCGCAAAATCAAGGCTGGGTAAACACTGATGCCAAAGAGATTTTTAGTCTTGCTAGAATTTCTTGTAGTGTAGTAAATCGTTATGAGCGTTTTGGAATGCTTAATCAGATTAACTTACTAGAGTTTCCTAAAAAAAATGATAATTTAAGTAGCAGGGTAACATTTATAAATGATGAAAGTGAAAAAGTGTTATTTATATCAGACTTTAGAGAGCTTGGATATGAATATTTAAAATTTACTGAAAACGGAAATTTTATTCGTTGTCAAGATTGCGGTATTTTAATCCGCAATAATAAAGCTGGTACAAAAAAATATTGTTCAGCTTGTGCCGGATATACTCCCCAGGAAACAAAAACAATTGTTTGCGTTGATTGTGGTTTGGTATATGAGACAAATTCAAAAGACCACCAAAGTAATAGGTGTCCGACTTGTTATATCAAGTATCGTAAAAAATATAAAGCAGAAAAAGAACTTGAACGATATTATAGAAACAAACAAGAGCATGAAAGTAAATAAATTTGGACAGCACAATTTTGAGATAAATTTTATTTATCGCTTTTAACCTCTCCTACTTTGAGGGTTTAAAAAGGCATCAAAAAAACACAAATTTTTCTATATGAAGGGAATATAAAAAGAAAAAATCCCTTTAATTCTCATTTCTTTATCTTTCTCTTTTCTTTGTGTGAGCGTATTAGGCATGGCATTATGATGTTATGCCTAGTGCGTAATAATAAAGAAAAGTAAAACAAAATAATTAGTTTAAAAGGAGAAATTAGTCGATGATTACGTTAAAGAAAAGTTTTGAATTACAAAATTATCTGAAATCTTTGTTTGATGAAGCTTTATCAATTTTGGGTTATTCAGATAATGTTACAGTTTCTACACAGGAACACATGAGAAAAAAGGTGTATTCAGAAGCAGAAGATGAAACTATTACAAAGCCAAAACGTATGGAGTGCGATTTTTCGATAAACGATTTAATTGATTTCGTTTGCACTGTACAGGCTGAAATGGAAAATCTTACAACTGCTATTAATAAAGCAAAACACCAGGACAAAAAAGATTTTGACGGTATGATAACCATAAATAATCGTAAGCGTGAATTATTGCAGAGACTTTTAAATATGGCAAATATCAAACCAAAAGAAAATATCCTTTCTGGTCGTTCAGTTAAATTCAACGAAGAAGGAAATCAGGTTACATATTGTTATGATATAAAAGAGGTTACAACTATTGATTTTGATAGAAATAAGGTAAAAGCTATTGCAAGCAAACTCCGAAAAGAATTAGATGAAACCTCAACAACTATAGATGTAATGCAACTTGAAACTATGGTTGATTTTGAAAGTAAATTTGAAATTGGCGATAGTCTTGAAGATTGTGTTGCAAAATTAAAATAATAATTATCCGTAATTACGGCTCATAGGAATCATCCTTCTATTAACTTCTATACAAAAAAAGACATAGAACTGGCATCTTAAATTTAAAATTTTCACTTTATTACTTTTATATAAAAATACAATCATTTTCTTTACCTTGCTTTTGTAGATAAAAGATGCCAGTGATTTCTGATTCCTTAATATCCGTAATAGCTGCTATATAGAGAACTGAACGAATATTAATTTCAGTCGCTTCAAGCACAGATGAAGTATAACGCTGTGCAGTTCGGAATAAGCTAATATTCTACATTATTTTATAATGTTTTTAATATATAATAGAAACATATTATTTATAAATAGTGATTATCAAATATTTGGTGGATAGATATTTTTTGAAGGTACTAATAGTAATGCCATCCTACATTCATATGTTACGACCAACTATCTGCAATCCAACGATAATTCCATAAATCAATAATGCAAACTATATCATTCATACAATCAGCAGAACGCTCTACAGAAGAATTAAATTCTTATTAAGTGCATTTTTCAAGTAAATGAACAAAAAAATTTAAAGAAATTTTTTACATAATGGTTTAAATCATTTCGATGATTATTTAAAACTGCTAATTGATTGGATTGATAGGGTTTCAGTTTTCTATATAGCAGCTATTATATATGGGTAGGTATGCAAGCGGCTCAAAGCGGGCAGACTGTAAATCTGTTGCCTTACGGCTTCGTAGGTTCAAATCCTACCCTGCCCACCAAAAATGGCTTGTTCGTATAATGGCTAAGTATATCGGATTGTCTCTCCGAAGATGAGGGTTCGATTCCCTCACAAGCCGCCACTATATTCCTCTATAGCTCAGCCGGTAGAGCGCATGACTGTTAATCATGATGTCGCTGGTTCAAGTCCAGCTGGAGGAGCCATATGGCGCTATCGTCTAAACGGTCTAGGACACATCCCTTTCAAGGATGCAATGCCAGTTCGATTCTGGCTAGCGTCACCATATGCTGATGTAGCTCAATTGGTAGAGTAACTGACTTGTAATCAGTCGGTTGTGGGTTCGAGTCCCACCATCAGCTCCAAAAAATACAAAGAAAAGGTTGGTGTTTATTATAAAACCAATAACAAGAAAAGAAATAGATTTACTTTTAAAAAATAAAATTATTCGCAATTCTCATAATGGAATGATTGACAATAATAATAATCCAGTTGGATATTATGGTTCAAAAACAAAAATTTATATAGAGGACAAGTATGTAAATATAGCAAGAAAATTTTTAAAGGATTAATGTGTTATGACAAAAAAGAAATTGAAAAGTGACGGAATATATTTTACTGGAAAAGCCGCAGAAGATGTTACAGGGTCACAATACCTTGTACGATTTGGAATTTATCAATGTCTTTTTGAGTGTGGTTTACATCAATCACAGAGTAATAGTTATTTAGATTCTTATAAAATTAATTCAGCTAAATTTAAGTTTAAACCTTCAGAAATAGATTTTGTTTTTGTTGCACATCCTCACATAGACCATTGTGGATTAATCCCACGTCTTGTAAAAGAGGGTTTTAATGGTAAAATAATTACAACAAAGAATACAGCAATGGTTATGAAACCGCTTTTGCTTAATTCATGTTTTATTGTTACAGAGGAAGCAAAAATATTATCTCGTAAATATAAGAGAGAGTATAAACCACTATATGAAGAATCGGATGTATATAAAGCTTTGGAAATGATTGAAATTTTTGATAATTACAATCATGTATATACATTAAATGATAGTATAAGCTTTCAATGGTTAAAAAACTCACATTGTTTAGGAGCAGCACAATTACAATTGATTTTAAATTCAGATAATAAAAAGAGGAAAATTCTTTATACTTCTGATATTGGCGCATTAAATACACAAAATCATTATTTAGAGAACACTGAAATTCCCGAAATGTTTAATGATGTTGTAATAATGGAATCTACATACGGAGACACAAAAAGAGAAACCAAAAAATCAAGAAATTTTGATATTGAGCATCTGACAGCCGCTATAAATACAGTTATCGAAAGACATGGTAGTGTAATACTCCCATGTTTTAGTTTTAGTAGAACGCAAGAATTGTTGACAACACTATATGGAATTTATGGGAATGACGAAAACTTTTCAATTCCAATTATAGTAGATTCTAAATTAAGTTGTGAAATATGTAAACTATATTCTACATTACTATCAGAAGATGATTTAATTTTATGGAATTCAATATGTAATTGGGAGAATGTTAAATTTGTTTCAGAAAAAGAAGAATCTCAATTATGGGTTGCTAACCAACAGTCAAAGATAATTATATCTTCTTCCGGTTTTTGTACAAATGGAAGAATTGTAAATTATATAAAGAAATACTTAAAAGATAGAAATAGTATGATTATATTTTCGGGTTATGCCGGAGATAATCCATCTTATTTATCGTATAGAATAAAAAACTACAGAGAACATAAATTTATAAGCATCAATAAGGAGCAGATTGCAAATAGAGCAGATTGTATTACACTTTCTACTTTTAGTAGTCATGCAAATAATAAGGATTTGATTAAATATGGTAGCTCTTTAAAAACAAATAAATTAGTTTTGGTGCATGGTTCATCTGAAAGTAAAAAGAAATTATCAGAAAAATTAAAAGAAGCAATTTCAAAGAATGACAAAACATATCGTGTTATATCTTCATTTAAGGATATGGTCATTCATCTATAGGAGGATTTTTTATGGAAAGAGAAATGATGAAAGAAAATTACAATTATTGCTATGAAGATAAATTTCAAATTGAGGATTTAGAAGAAAGACATTTATATATTAACAGCGGAATTGATGAAGCAGTTATTGATAGTATAGTATATCATATTTTAAGATATAACAGATTGGATAAGGGTATTCCAAGAGAAGAAAGAAAGCCTATTATTTTGTATTTAAACTCACCTGGGGGTAATGTTACCGATGGTTTTGGAGTTATTGATGCAATGATTCAAAGTCAAACTCCTGTTTATACAGTTAATCTTGCCATGTGTTATTCTATGGGATTTTTAATTTTCTTAGCTGGTGAAAAGAGATTCGGAATGCCAAGTTCTACATATCTGTGTCATGACGGAAGTTCTTTTGCTTTTGATTCTATGAGTAAATTAAAAGACCGTATGGAATTTGAAACTGGACAAATGGAACAGCATACTAAAGATTATATTTTGTCTCGCACAAAAATAGATGCAAAAACATACGAAGAAAAATATCGTACAGAATGGTATATGTATTCCGAAGAAGCTAAGAAATATGATATTGTTACACATATTGTAGGAAAAGATTGTAACTTTGATGATATACTATAAAAATTAGTATCAAGAAAGGTAAATATATGATTGAAGATTTAAAAGAAAAGATTCGAGAGTATGGCTTGACTCCGGAACAATATGAATCATGTTTATCTGATGCTTATGCAAAAGCCAACCATGTTATTGATTTGGATTGGCAAGAAATTATTGATAAGTATGGACTTGATATTCATTATGATACCTTGCGTAAAGCCACTCAAACGATTTTTGGAGGTGCTTTCGTATCAGAGTATTTTAAGTCAAAAAAAGCTATCAGTAATGACGATGATACATATTTAGCAGAAATCAGAGCCGAAAAACAAGAAATACGAAAAGAAAAACAAAAATTATATGATGAACGTACAGGATTAAATAAATTACTTAGAGAACAAGCACGTTGTGAAAATGATTTAGAATATTTAGAAAAATTAGTAAAAGAACGAGCTTTTAATTATTTAACACCGCACCCTACTCCGTTAAATAATTCTGACAATGATTTGTTTATTTGTATATCTGATTTTCATTTAGGTTCATCAAATGATAATTATTTTGGAAAATATAATTCTGATATTGCTGCACAACGATTATCAGAATATCTTGAAAAGATTATTGAAATTCAAAAATTACATAACTCCGAAAACGCATACGTTGGTTTTTTAGGAGATTTAATAAATGGTGAAATTCATTTCACTACACAATTAGAGAATAGAGAAAATTTAACAACGCAAGTACAAAAGTGTGCTGAACTTCTTTCTTCGTTCATTTATGAATTAAGCAAACATTTTAAAAATGTATTTGTAAATGGCGTTGCGGGAAATCATAGCAGGACTTCATATAAAGACCAGGTTTTAAGAGGAAATAGACTTGATAATTTAATTCCGTGGTATATGAAAGCTGCGTTGCAACATATAGAAAATATTACTTTTGTAGATAACGAAAATTATGATGACACTATTGGAAAAATCACAATTAGAGGTAATGAATATTTACTTGTTCATGGCGATTGGGATTCATTTAATCAGGCCGGCGTTTCAAAGTTAGTTATGATGATTGGATATAAACCAACCGCTATTTTTTATGGTCATATGCATAAATGTAGCTATGATGATATTTATGGAGTAAAAATCATTAGAAGTGGAAGTTTTTCTGGAACCGGTGACGATTATTGTGTTTCTAAAAGAATTTTTGGTAATGCAAGTCAAATGGTGGTTGTGTTAAATGATACTGGTGTCAAAGCGTGTTATCCAATTGAATTATAAATAAGATTATGGAGTGAATAAAGAAATGGGTAAAAATGAATTAATTACAAATATTTCTCAAAAAACAGGTTTATCTAAAGCATCTTGTGAATCTGTTATTGATACATTTGCCGAGGAAATTAGAGACTCATTAATTAAGGGTGATAAAATAATTCTTAAAGGATTTATGAGTTTTGAAGTTAATGAACGTCCTGAACGTAGTGGGAGAAATCCAAAGTCCGGAGAAGTTGTTACATTTCCTGCTGTAAAATCGGTTAAATGCAAAGTAAGTAAAGCTATTAAAGATGCAATTAACGAAAAGTAAGGAAGATGTTAAATGGAGATATTATTTTTTAATAATTATACCGAAATTGGCAAATATATGTATGAAAAAGCTAATGATGGTTGTAATATAACTGCCACTTTATTCTTAGAAGATACTATTGGACTTATGAGAGATTTAATGTCTTATGAAGATATTGAAATTGGCGGTATTGATGTGGCTCAAATGGAATATAACGGTTATTCTAAAGAATATTATGTTACTCTTAGTGAAGATTTAGTTTTAGATGTTGAGCCAGCTTGGAATGTTAAAGGTTATTTATCTGCTGAACCGGATATTATGTTGATTGATGGAAATGCAAGTTCAACAATCATAAAGGATATTCCACGTAGCAAATGCAGAGAAATTTATATAGGTGAAACACAGTTAGAGGAATGTTCTTGTGAAGATGATTGTGAATTATTAGATGTTATTTTTGACAATGCAAAAATTGTAACTGATGACAATAACGAGCCTATTGGAATAGCTTTTAATGTTAATGATATATTAAAATATTTATTTGAATAAATTATTCCCCCTCTCTTTCTATTTGTTAGCAAGGAGAGGGTTTTATATTGCGGGATAGAGCAGATGGTTAGCTCGCAAGCCTCATAAGCTTGATGTCATGGGTTCGAGTCCCATTCCCGCAACCACAATTTGTACTGCAATGAACTTCGGTCTTGCGGTCTGTATGGAGAGTTAGCCTAATTGGTAAGGCAGCAGTCTTGAAAACTGCCGAATCGGAAACGGTTTCTGGGTTCGAGTCCCAGGCTCTCCGCCAATAGTTGATATTATAATATTAGTTGAGAAAGAAGGTAGCTTATGCCTAAGAGCAATTCAACTGATAATGCATTAAGGTATAATTGCTGCCAATGTGATGAACCTTTCGATTCATTATCAGAATTTTATAAAAGTTATAGTAGTTTCTATGCTAGAACAAATCATTTGCCTATATGTAAAAAGTGTTTGAATAGAAAATTCAACGAATATGCACTTGAATATCACAGTACAAAAAAGGCTATGCAACGTATATGTATGGCTTATGATTTATATTATAATGAGTCTATTTTTAATTCATGTGATAATGGCAATGACAATGCTATAGTCGGAAATTATATAAAGAAATTAAACATGGCACAGTATAAAGGACGTACTTTCGATACGTCTTTAGAAGAAGGCTTCTTTTTTACAGGAGAAAAAACTACTCCACTTAAAGAAACTGATGAGGATAGTGATGAACCTCAAATTGACCCAAAAGATATTGATACTTGGGGCGGCGGATTATCAGCTATAGACTATGATGTTTTAAATTCTCATTATAAATTCTTAAAGAGTGCCAATCCACAATGTGATAGTAATGCTGAAATATTCATTACAGATTTATGTTATACAAAGATGCAGCAAATGAAAGCTGTGCGAGAAGGACGAGTTGATGATTATAATAAGCTTACAGAAACTTATAGAAAATCATTTACAACAGCTGGATTAAAAACTGTTCGTGAAGCTAATATTGATGAGGAATTTACAATTGGAGTAAATGCTGAAACAATTGAAAAATATACTCCGGCAGAATACTATAAAAACAAACAGTTGTATAAAGACCACGATGATTTAGGCGAATATTTAGATAGATTTTTATTAAGACCATTACGGAATTTAATGCATGGTACAAAGGATAGAGATTATGAATTCTTTGTAAAAGATGAAGGTGATAGTAATGAGTATGACGATGAAGAATGATATAAGTCATAAGCATTATAAAAACCGCAATGCAGATGAACGCCAAAGTGAATTATATAAAAAATTTGCTTCAAATACATTTCTCGGAAATGAAAAAAATTTAGACCATTTCATACAATGGGTAACGTTTTTTAGAAGAAATTTACATAGATTTGCAATGGATTATTTAGGAATTAAATTACATCTATATCAAATTATAATGTTATTTTTAATGGGTGTAAATCAATTCATTGTTGTTATTGCCAGTCGTGCATCTGCAAAATCATTTGTTATAGCTTTATATGCTTGTTGCCGATGTATTTTATATCCAAACTCATTAATAGTCCTTTCTTCTTCAACAAAAGGACAATCGAAACTTCTTGTATCTGAAAAAATTCAAAAAGAATTAATGAATTTATCTCCGGTATTAAGAAAAGAGATATTAAGAGTAAAAGATAACCAAAATGAAGTAATTGTATATTTTAGAAATCATAGCACCATAACCGTTGTTCCTGCAAGTGAAAATGGTCGTGGTTATCGTTCAAATGTTATTGTAAGAGAAGAATTTAGACAAATCAAAAAAAGTGTTGATGACAGTATTCTTTCTCCTTTCCAGATTATTAGACAAACACCTTATATGAAAGATGAGTTTTATGCAAATAATAAAGATTTGCAAGAAGAAACTGTTGATATTTATATAAGTTCTAGCTGGCTTGATAATGGACATTGGATGTGGGATATTGTTGACCAAGCTTATGATGATATGATGAACAATAAAGCATCTTGTTTATTAGCATTTGACGAATCTATCGCATTAAAACACAACATAAAATCAATGCGTTATTTCCAGACCGAGAAGAAAAAACAAGACCCCTTAACGTGGAGAATTGAGTTTTTAAATGAACGTGTTAAGGAAAATGAACACGCATTCTTTACATATAGTATGTTACAACAAAATCAAAAAATCAAAAGACCTTTTTATCCAAGGTCATCATTTGATGTTAAAAGTAACAGAAAAAATCCATATGACATTTTAAAGCAAAATGGTGAAATCCGAATAGTTTCTTGTGATATGGCTTTCGTTGAAAATAAGAAAAACGATAACTCTATATTCAGTTGTATAAGATTGTTGCCAGATTGTACTACATATAATCGTGAATCATCAGCAGATGTAAAAATTGATAATGGTTATCGTAGAATTGTATCATATCTTGAATCAGTTCAAGGTGGAGATACTGGAAAGCAAGCATTAAGAATTCGTCAATTATATGAAGATTTTGGTGCAGATTATATAGTATTAGACTTACGTAATGCTGGTATTGCAATTTATGATATGTTGGCAAGAATTATGTATGATGATGAAAGAGATATAGAGTACACTCCCCTATCCTGCATGAACGATGATTCGGTTGCAAACAGAATTAAAATCGAAGGAGCTAATCCGTGTATTTTTGTCATTAATGCAACACAGAAATTAAATAGTGATATTGCTATGGATTTTAGACGTGTATTAAACGAACAGCAAATTGATTTACTTGTAAGTTTTGAAACTGCAAGTGAAGAAGTTTTACCAAATTATAAAGATTACATTAATTCACCAGATGCAGATATTCAAAATTTCTTTGAATCACCATTTTTGGAAACACAAGCATTCATAAGTGAAACAACAAGTTTAATGTATGAGAAAAAAGAGCAAACTGGAATTGTTATTATTAAAGAACAAGGTAATAATCGTAAGGATAGATATACTTCTATTTCTTATGGTTCATGGTTTGCATCCGCTCTTGAAAAAGATTTAGTTTCCGTAAATGATGATTATGAATTTACTGTATTTATAAATTAGAAAGGAGGATGATTATGTCAGAAAAAACTTCTGCTCCCACTACTCCTAAAAAGAGAGGGCGTCCTCCTAAAAATCCGGTAGTGGAAGTAAATAATGTTGCAGAGAATACAACAAATGAGTTTTGTTCTTTAAACAGTTCACAAGCTTTATCAAATTATTATTTTGGCTTAGATATATTCGATATATATTCGCCGGAACAATTAGCTGAATTAGTAAAAGACCCAATCAATTGTAATGATATATTAAGGAAATTATCTCTTACACTATACGGAACAAATGGAACATATACAAATACAGTTGACTACATGGCAGCTATGCCAACACTTGATAAAGTTATTGTTCCACATGGTAAAAATGCAAGTAAAAAGAAAAAGAATAAAAATCTTATGGAATCCGTATTGCATTTAATAAAAGATAAGGAAATTGTGCGTGATGCTCTCTTTAGAGGTATGGTAGAGGGTATTGCGTTTTATTATTTTGAAACAACTTCAAGACCTTTATCTAATAAGAAAACTATGACAGACTATGATGTTAATACAATTGTAGAAATTAATGAACTAGGCATCAATGCAAGTGTAATATCTCTGCCAGTTGATTATACAAGAATAGTTGGAATGAAAAATTCATCATATGTTATAGCGTTTAATTTAGATTATTTTACAGATGCAAATGGTGAAGATGTTGAAAAAAAATTACGTAAATATCCTAAAGAAATTAGAGACGCATACCATAATAAAGATAATTCAAATGGAAATTGGGTTGTGCTAGATAATACAAAAACAATTGTACATAAAGTGAGAAGTAAACGTGATGAAAAATGGGGACGCCCATTGGTTCTTGCTGCAATAAATGATATTTTATATGGAGATTATTTTACATCAACTAAAAGAAATATATTAGATGAAATTAATAATCGAATTGTTTATCAGACTTTTCCTGAAGGAAAAGATAAGGGTACTTCTGCTTTAACAAAAGCACAGCAACAAAATCAACACAATGCCGTTAAAGGTGCAGTAATGAACAAAAACAATAGAGGCGGAATTTCATTTTTCTCTGTTGCCGCCGGTACAAAAATAAGTTCAATTGATGCAAGTAATACAGATATATTTGATGATAAATACGAATCAAATCTTAATGATAAAATTGCACTAGGTTTAGGCGTTGCTGGTTCTTTGTTAAATGGTGTTGGTAGTGGAACATATGCTAGCCAAGAAAGCAACTTAGAGTTGATAAGTGCGCAAATTTTTCAATGGATAGAACAAATAGAAACAGAATTAAATAAATGTATTTCAGCTAATGTTATCAAAGATAACACAAATTGGGTGGAATGCAAATATTTGCCTATCACTCATGTTAATAAGACAAAAATGGTTAATTATGCAAAAGAATTATATTTACAAGGCTGTGGTAGTTTATCACTGTGGAGTGCTGCTTGTGGCATAGCTCCAGAAGTATTCTTTGCATTGTTAGACCAGGAAATAGCTGATGGCATTTATGACAAATACCAACCTCATCAAACATCATATACCTTATCAAGTGATGATGCTAAACCTGGCAGACCGGAAACGGACGAGCCAACTGAAAACACAATAAAATCAAAGGCTAATAATGGTAACGCATTACCAAGCCCAAGTGATAACAAATAAATTTATGGTAAATGGAGAGTTGTCTTTTGATAACTCTCTTTTTATATATACAAAGTCCACGAAAGGCGGTGAATAAGTATGAAAACGTTTGAAATTTCAAGTCGAAAGACTAAAAACGGCAGAAGGAAATTCAAGGCTATTTTGTACGAAATTTTTCCGGATTCGTGCATTGACGAAGTAAACGAAGTGGGAACTGAATTCAATGAGAACGGAATCACATGGATTCAAGAATACTGTGAAAAAGCACTGCCTAGTATCAAAGGCATGAGTTTAAGATGTGAATTTCTTGACGAAGAAAGAACTGAATTATGCGGACATGGGGAAACCGAAATTATAGATGGTTTGCCTATATTTGAAAACGCTGTTGTTATTGGAACTTTTTCTAAAGGATATATTCAAGATATTGAAACTGAAAAAGGTACAAAAAAAGTCTGCATAGGTGAAGGTGAAATTGATGCCCTTTGTTACAACAACTTTGTTAAAAAGTTAGAAGAAGATTTAGCCAACGGTGATGCTCCTAATGGAAGTGTTGAAATATTAAAAACAGATGATAATGATGGCATCATATACAAATATGGCTATAAAGATAAAGGCAGAATTCCAACAGTTTTTGAACATTCTGGTTACGCTCTTTTGGGTATAAGACCCGCAGACCAAACCGCAAAAATTTTGGAACTAAATAGTAAGGAGGAACTACACGAAATGACAGATATGGAAGTAAAATCTATTGTTACACAGGCTGTAAGTGAAATGTCTACTCATACAGTGGAAATTAATAAATGCAAAGAAGAATGCGAAACAAAAATCGCAGAAGCTAATGCAAAGGTTTCGGAAGCTAATGAGTTGGTAGCAACTGTTACAGCCGAAAAAGACGAAGCTATTGCTAATTCAGCAAAAATTCAGGAAGCTCTTGATGCAGCACAGAAAGAACTTTCAGAAACATATGCAAAATTAGATGGCTTATATGCTGAACTTGAAGAACTTAGAGAGGAACTTGGCAAGGCTAAAGCTGCTGAAAGAGTAAATGAACTTAACTCTGCCATTGCATCTTTCTCTGATGAAGAAAAGGCTTATGCACAAGCTGAAATTGATGCTTTTAATGCTGAACCTATTACATCTGAAATCAATTCTGTTGTAAATAAGATTTGGGAAGGTATTGGTAAGAAAGCAAAAGAAGCAGAAACACAAGTAATTGCTGAACAGAATTCGGCAAAATCTAATATTGAAGATATTTTCAGTGAAGTAGGTACTGCCGTTCCTGCAACAGAAGATACAAATATTTTTTAATTTTAAAAGGAGGATATTTTAAATGATTAAAGTTGAAACACTTGGAATGTTGGATGTCGCAAAGATTAATCCGGTTTTAAAATCAGACAAAGACGTTGCTAACTATAGTTTCATCACAGACGAAGGCGATGTTTACTTAGTTTCTAATACTATTGTTGGCGATGACTCTTATAGAGAAAATATTACAATTCCTGCTGGAGAATACCTTAATGGTTATCTTGTAAAAGCATGGGAAGGTCAGAAGTTAGTTGTTGACGGTAAACACGTTACAGGCGGAGTTGCTGCACTCAACAAAGATGACGTTTTAGTTGTTGCAGAAGATGGAACTTTAAAAGCTGGAGAAGCTGCTGGTGTACATTTCGTTGTTACTGATAAAGTTACTCTTACAGAAGCAGCAATTAAGGTTAAAGTCGTTGTAGCGTAATTTTAAGGAAAGGAAGGCTAAACTATAATGAATACTACATATGAATTAAATAACTTGCGTAAAGATGCTGATGTTTTCAGTGGCAAGTTCTCGAAGCAGTCTCCTGTTGTTGAAATTTTCTCTGCTATGGTAAATGGTGAAGAACTTTCAAAATTCGGAGCAAAGGCTGATAAAGCAGTAAATTATATTAAAGACTTAGGTGTTCGTGCAGAAAATGGCGATTTCAATGCTGTAGCAGAACTTAACACATTGAGACGTTTCGTAATCGAAACACCTGTTATGCAGGAAATGAAATTACTTGGTATTTTCGGTACATATACTCCTGTAGGTTATGATGAAACAATTGAACGTGAAATTTACACACACAGCGGTGAACGTTCACGTGAACAGGCTGCAAACGGTGACGTTGTATTCCCTGTTATCACTAAAGAAACTTATCCGGTTTCTACATTCACTGTATCTGGTGGTTATGCTGTAGATTATCGTAGAGTTGCACTTGGTGATATGTCTAAGGAAAACGAGGGAATGAATCAGGTTAAAACTGATATTCGCAACCGTGCTTTACTTGCAGTTGTTAATCGTGTTTATAAGGCAATCGAAGCTGCAACAGGTGTTAAGTACATGGTTGAAGAAGCTGGTTTAACAAAGACAGCTATGGATAACGCTCTTACACAGATTAGACGTTTTGGTAAACCTACAGTTGTTGCTGATTATGCTTTAATTTCACAGTTCACACCTTGGGCTGGTTATGTTGGTTCAATCAACACTAATACAATTACAGGTATTTCAGAAAAGGCTATGAATGAAATTGCACAGAATGGTTCTCTTTCTATGTACAATGGTGCTATTCTTTCAGAAATGCCAAATCCATATGATTTATATAATTTGACAGAAGATGGTTCAAACTTTAAGACATTGCTTCCTGCTGGTCTTGGTTTCATCATCCCTGCCGGCGCACAGTCTCCTATTGCTACATATTCACGTGGTGGTTTAACATCATTCACTGGAAACAACGTTAAGAATGGTAAGATTGAAACACGTTTCGACCTTGAAATCGGCGTTGACGTTGCTAAAGGACAGGAATACAAGATTGGTACAATTTATGATACCAATGTTGGTGGATTAAGCGAATAATTTTTGTTATATTGAAATGTAGGGTGTAGAGTTATCTATACCCTACTTTTTTAATATTAGGTGATTTAAAATGGAAAACAAAGATAATTTTTATTGTTATTCATTAAAATTATTCCACTATATTTCAGCCTTTGGCGAAAAGTGTTATGCTTCAAAAATAAACACTTTAAGTAGCAAGAGATATTGGGTTTTTAAGAAATCCGCAAGGTTAGATAAAATAATTGAATCGTATAACAAAGTAAAACACGATTTTAGTTGAAATCATTAAAAATAGTTGAAATGAGGTATTGAAAAAATGGCAGAAACAAAAGTACAAAAGTCTGCAAAAAAGTCAGAAGATTATACAACACCTGAAATTCATGAAGAATTAAATCTTGATGCAAAAGTAACTGTAAAAAGTATTGCCGGATGGAATACTGGTTTTGCAAGAAAGGTTGAAGGTATCGGTGACGTAAATATTGCTCCAAATGGAAGTGTTAGATTATCAAGAAATGAGATAATTGGACAAGTTCAAAGTGGCAACAAGTTATTTACTGGTGTTGATGGTGTTGGTAGCCACGCTACATTATATATAGACGATAAGGCTACAAGAATAGAAGTAGAATTTGAAAACGAAAATACTACACAAAATGTATTTTCCGATTCTAAGGTTAGCGAATTATTTGAAATTAAATCATTAGAAGCATTTAAAAAGCGTTTTACAGAAGATATTTATACAAGAGCTGAAAAGTTTGCTGTAATTGAAGCAATTAAAAGATTAAAGCTAAATGATTATTCAAAAATTCGTTTTATTGAAGAATACACTGGATATAAAGTTCAGTAATTAAGGCGGTGTTTTTATGGGTAATACAGTAGCACAAGACGTGTTTAAAAGTTTTGAAGCTTCTTTTCAAGATAAAAGTATTATCCCAGAAGAACTCGAATTAGAATGGTTATTAAAAGCAATTGGAAGATATTCCGTTGAACTAGACCCACTTAATTTTGATACAGATACACTTTCTTTTGACCAAAAACTTGATAGATATATTATTGATACGCTTGGTGCTTTTATGAAGCAATCATATCAAGAACGAGAAGTTTCAAAAGTTAATAAACGTGTATCTATTGTTGGAAAAGATATTAGCATAGACGGAAATAATGGCTCTAAAACTGCCGCAAGAGAAGAATTGAATTATGATAGCGAAAAATCTTCGGAAATGATTTCAAATCAATTGCCTACCGCTTATGTATAAGGATAGGTGATTAATGTGGCACAAGAATGGTATTTATTGAAAAGCCCCCACAGTCAATTAAGTGGTTATGAAAATGATGCATTAGACGATTTTGCAGAAGAAGGATTTGCAGAAGCATTGGAAAGCAGCATTGCTGTAGATGTAGAATTATGTAATTATGATTTATCAGTATGTACTCCAATGAAAGCAATCATCCAGAATAGAGTTCAAGATACTAAATTAAAGGCATTACAAAGGCACTTATTTGTGCCAATTGGAACTTGTAAAGCTGGAATGTATATTAAGTACAAAAACAGATATTGGCTTATTATAGGTCTTGTAGATGATAATGGTATGTATGAGAAAGCTGTTATGACATTATGCAATTATTATTTGACATGGTTAAATGATAATGGTGATATTGTTCAAAGATGGGTAAATATCACTTCTGCTTCACAGTATAACAATGGTGAGGCTGGCAGCCGAAATTATACATTACGAAGTGACCAATTACTTATTTTATCTCCGGATGATGATGAATGCACATTACTTGATACCGGTAAAAGATTTGTAATTGATAAACGTTGTAAAATATACGAAAGAGGTTTTGATGAAAGTATTTTAAAAGAAACAGATAAACCTTTAATTATTTATTCATTTACAAGAACAGATAATATTCTATTTGACTATCAAGATAGTGGACATTCAGAATTTATGGTTACACAAGACGAAAAAAGAAAATCTGATGGTTATTATGTAATTGACGGAAAAGGTTATTGGCTTTGCGATTTACCCGCTCCGGAAATAGATAAAACAACATTTTTATCATGTTCTATTGATTGTGAGTCAAATGAAATATATGACGGTCTTGAAGCCGGAATATTTACAGCTAAATTTTATGATTCTGAAGGAAATGAAGTAACTGCAACTCCAGAATGGCAAATATCTTGTGATTTTCTTGACGATATAAACATTGATTATGTTGAGAATTCAATTTTGATTTCTGTTGATAACGAAAAATTAGTCAATAAATCATTTGAACTATTTTTAAGTAGTGAGGGTTATGAGTCTACTTCTATTACAATTGCGATTAAGGCATTCTTATAAGGGGGGTAAATGAATAATGGCAAGAACAAAAACAACCGCTGAACGTGGTAAGTTCAAAAAAGAAATTCATGCAGCTTTATATAAGAATGAAAACCTTCGTGAGTTGATTTTGGGAGATACAAGTAGCATGAGTTCAAAAGAATTACGAACTGCTTTTAAGGAACACGTGAAATCTCACTTATTTATAGATGATACTATAGAAGAAACTTCTACTTTTATATTTTATGATATAAGTTTTCCTGTTTTAGATTCAAATATTAAAAGTTGTCAAGTTGTTATGTTTGCTATATGTCATAGAGATATTTTAGAGGATTATTCAAAAGAAGGGTATTTTGGAGACAGAGCTGATATTCTTTCCCAAATGATTGAAGATTCTCTTATAAACGATGAAGAAGTTGCCAACAGCTTTGGAATCGGTAAGCTTTCTTTAGAAAGTCTTAATATTTATAATTCTAATAAATTCTATGGGAGCATACTAACTTTTAGTGTGCCAGCATTTAGATGATAGAAATAGATTATGGCACTTTATTAAGTGCAGTACCGATTCAATTATCAATCGGTACAATAAAAAATCCAACACTTAAAGAAATTGCTACTTTGACTTTTTCTAAATTTGTTGTTTATGAGGGTTTTTTGAAAATGACCCCAGAATTAATTTACACCAAATTTAAAAATGAAGAAGAACAAAAGTATTGGGAATCTTTAAGTGAAGCTCAAAAAGACGAAATTGAACTATATGATATAATAATTGCAGATAATCAATTAATTGAAATGTACACTAATATATTTGATTTTTTCTTTTTTGAAAAAGTTATTTTTGTAAATGATATTTTTATATTATTAAATGAAAGTATTGTTTATGCAGAAGAAATTACAGATGAAAAAATTAAAGGAATAATTAATAAATCTACATTTAATATTGTCTTAAATATCTTACAACAAATTTGTTGTATAGCCGAAAAAGAAGATAAAAAAATAAAATTCAAGAATAAAATAGCGCAGAAATTGTTTGAAAAGATGAATCAAAAAGATAAAAAACAAGATATAAAAGATAAAGATAAATTAACTTTACCTAATATAATATCAGCAGTTTCAAACAAACATCCCACTATCAGCCCTATTACTGTGTGGAATATGACGTTATTTCAATTATATGATAGTTTCAATCGTTTGCAAATAAATGAAATATATCAAATAAATAAGAGAAAAGTTTCAGTTTGGGGAGACAAAGAAAATACATTTGATATATCAATGTGGTACAAAAATATTATAAAAGATTAGATTAACCAGCCTCAATAGCTGGTTTTTTATTTTAAGGAGGAATTTTTAATGGCTGAATTAAATAAAGCTAACAGACAAACTTGCGATGTTGATATTCGTATTGCGAAAACAAAGGCTCCTTTTCTTAATTTTGAAACAGCGAACACAACAACAGCAGGTTTAAGTGCAGATACAACCTTTGCGATGGCAAAGGGTTCTAAAAAGATTGCGTTTCCTAATCCACTTGATGGTACAATGTCTATCGAAGCACAGGTATATCCTTTTAAATTCTTTGCATTGCTTTCTGATGGTGTGATTGAAACAACTGCTGCATATGCAGATAAACAAACAATCAAAGCAACAGCCGCTGGTTCTTTAACTGTTGAAGTCCCAACTGGTGGAACTATCGAAGCTGGCACAGTATTCGTATATCCAGAAGATGAGTTCGGTAACGAAACAGCATTAATTGAGGGTACTTTTGCCGACAATACATTCACTGCGACAACAAGTGAAGATATTAAAAGTGACGCTTCTTACACTATTGGTTATGTTATTAACAGAACGGGTGTAAAGAAGATTACATTTAACAATAAAAAGTTGCCTAAAGATTATTACATTACACAAAAAACTCTTGACAAAGACGAAAATGATGTTTTAACACCTTTCGTAATGACTGCATATAGAGCGGCTATTAAGAGAGATTTTAGTCTTTCTTTCTCATCTGAAGGAGACCCTGCAACTGTAACATTGAACTTTGACTTATTAGAGGACAAAGATGGCAATGTATTTGACATGGTTGAATTAACAGAGGATGCTGAATAATAAACTTTTAAAGTTAGGAGTGTAATTAAATATGATTCAAGAATGTTTAGTTACTCTCAATAATGAATTAGTAACCGTTGTACTATTTGGCGATAAACATATTCAGTTTCCGGCAATAAACAAAGAAGCAACAATGTTAAAAGTATGTTTTGATGACGGTAAATATTTCATTGTTGATGATGATACAAAAATTGAAGAACCTGCTTTTAAAGAAAAAAAGAAAAGCGGAAATAAGAAAACAACTATTGAGATTAGAGAAAATTTAGAAGTTAAAAATACTGATAAGTTTGAAAATGAAGAAAATAACATTTAGTTGTATTGTAGTTTAAAATTAAGGGAGATTGATATTTACAATACTTTTTTGTTATTTATCATTCTCCCTTTATTTTTGCGCTCAATACAGATTGGAGAAAGTAAAAATGAAAAATATCAATTTTATTTCTTTAGATGAAGCTATTGATTGTTATGGCAGAGAAAATCTTATTCCCATTGATTGTCTTAAACAAATCATTTTTTACACTCGTTATGGCTGTCAGCCAAAATTTGTATGGGAAAAAGAAGGAAAGCCAGGGCAAATTACAGCTTGGTTCTTAAAGAATGAAACAAATTTTGTTTATAAAAGATGGATGAATAACCGACTAAAATAAAGGTTGATATAAAAAATGAAAAATGTAGGAAAGATTTTTGAAGAACAACTAAAAAAGTCTGCGCCCCACTACTCCCTACTCTACCGTTTACCGGATGCCGCACAGTCTTTTGGTGGTAGTAATTTATTAAGATTCAGTGCCAAAAACCCTTTTGATTTTTTATTATGGGATTCAGTTGGACATATATTATTTGCACTCGAAGCTAAAACGGTATTAGGAAAATCAATTTCTTTTGAACGCACAAAAGATGAACACGGAGAAATACATAGCCATCAAATAAAAGGTTTAAATGATTGGCAAAAATATGATGGAATTATTGCTGGATTTATTATCGAATTTAGAGCCTTAGAAAAAACTATTTTTATTACAATTGAAAATTTTAATAAGATTATGGTTGCAATTAATAAAAAAAGCTTTACATTAAAAGATTTGGAAGATAATAATATTTCCTATTTTGTCATCCCACAAAAAAAGGCAAGAACACGATTTACCTATGATTTAGATTATTTTATGGCTGAAATGAGAAAGAATTAGTTTGATTTAAAAAATAAGAATATTGGAGGATTATATTTATGGAAAATAAACAAATGGTAATAAATACTGAATTAGAAATGTTTGAATATTTGCAAACAGTAAATGATATTGCACTTGAATATTTTAATATTGACGGAAAGTATCAGCCGCATATTGGTATTTTAAATGCAATGAGAATTTTCTACAACTTATGTGTAAAAGAAAGTAAGTATGACGAAGAATACGGACATGATATTTTCGATGCGACTGATATGAAAGAAATTGTTGCGGATAAAGATTTTATAGACGCTTTCAATTCTGCCTTAATGGTCAAAGGTATGGACTTTAATTTTGGAAATGCGTATAGACAAGCTTTAGATATTGTTGAATATAAGAAAACTTCCTTAGAAAACACAGTTGATATTATTTATAAGGCAGTTATGAATTTTGTTGAATCATTTAATTCAACAGTTAGCGGAGACACACTAAATACTATAGTTGATATAGCAAATAAAATGTCAAACAATCAAATTAATTCAGAAACAATTGTTGAAGCTTATGCACAATCACAGCGTTTTAAAGATGTTGTTGCAATTGAAAAGTCAGAAGAAGATTAATTTTGTATAGGAGAGTTTGTAAATGGTTGCTACGAATATGAGTGAACTCAATCGTATGCTAATGAACCAGTTGCAAGCGGCAATGAGTGAGGCTTCTTCTTTAATGCTTGCAGATATGCAAAAAGAAACAGCCGCCTTTTACTCACAAGGTAGTCCAAAAATGTATAAAAGAACCGGAACTTTGGGAAGTACGCCTAAAGTTTCTCCCCTATCGGTTGGTGGTACACAAATATCATTTGATGCATATTTGGATAAGTCACGTGGATATAGAACTGGTACATTTAGTATGAGTGATGTTTTAACAAATGCGGAAGCACACACAGCAGGAATTTTGGGTAAACCTAAATTTTGGGCGAATTCCGAAAAGAGAATGAAAAAGACTTTTGAGAAAACTATGAAAAGATTCTTTCGTTAAATAACAAAGGAAGTGATTTTATGGCTAATCAAAAAGAAGGAAGAACTACTGTATATAATGATATTACTTCCGAAGATAAGTTAAAACAGGTTAATCCAGAAAATATAGAATTAGAAAATGATTTTTTAGAATATTTAACTTCTATAGATAGGTCAAAAGGAACTATTAAGCAATATAAAGCAAATCTTCATGTTTTTTGGTGTTGGAATTTGGAATTTAATAACAATAAGTTTTTTGTAGAATTAACTAAACGTGAAATTTCAAAGTTTCAGAGCCATGCTATTAATGTTTGGCAATGGTCTCCAAAAAGAATTAGAACTGTTAAAGCCACTATTTCTTCTCTAAGTAATTACATAGAAAATATTTTAGATGATGAATTTGAAGGATATAAACCTATTGTAAGAAAAATAGAATCTCCGGCAGATACAGCTGTTAGAGTAAAAACAGTCTTTCAAGAAGATGATTTAATACCATTGCTTAATACGCTCGTTGAAAAAAGACAATATATGAAAGCTTGTGCTTTATCGTTAGCTATTAATAGCGGCAGACGTAAAGCTGAATTACCGAGATTTAAAGTTTCATATTTTGATAAAGAAAATTTGATATGCGAAGGAGCATTATATAAAACTCCGGAGAAAATGATGACAAAAGGTAGAGGTTCAAGAGGAAAATTACTTGATGTATATACACTTGCAAAACCATTTCAACCATATTTAGATTTATGGTTGGCTCAAAGAAAAGAACTTGGTATAACAAGTGAATGGTTATTCCCTAAATATAAAGACGGAGAATGGTTAGATGAACAAACAGATGTTGTATTATTGGATTCTTGGGCTAGAACATTTTCAAGAATGTTAAATAAATCTTTTTATTGGCATAGTCTAAGGCATTATTTTACAACTAAATTATCTGAATCTAATCTGCCTGATAGTGTTATTCAAGATATTGTAGGTTGGGAATCAGCAGATATGGTTCATTTATATAATGACCAAACCGCAGAAGCACAATTTGAAAAATATTTTGGTGCTGAAGGTATTAAACAAGTAAAACAATCCTCTTTGCAGGAGTTGTAATAAATGTACGAATTTAATAAAAAACCTATTTTATTATTGCCTGAAAGGGCAATTTTTTTATGCAATAAATAACCAAGAAAGGAGGAAAATAAATGTCAGATTTTACAGCGAAAGTCACCGCCCAATTAGACACTTCTAAAATACCATCTCAATTATCTCAATTGGAATCTATGATTTCAAAAAGAAAGTTTGTAATCACTGTTGATACATCTGCTGCAAAAGAAATTAATCATGTTAAATCTGCTTATAGTGATTTACTTAGCTTGCAGAAAAGGATAAATTCAACAAGGGTTAAACTTGCAGGATTAGATGCAAATAAAGACAAAGCACAAATATCAGCATTAAGCGGTCAGTTAAATAGGCTTATGACTGATTATAATAATTTGCATTCTACTGTTGGCAGAAAGCTTTCTACATCTCAATTAGATAATTTGGCAAAAGGTTTTGATAATGCAACTGCCAAAATTGCCACTTTAAATGCTAAAGCTGCTGATGCAAAAGGTGTTGAAAAACTTGAAAGAAGTTTTATGAGACTTAAAGAAATCGTCAGTCAAATGGGAAAAATCCAATTAAAAATTAATGGACTAGATGCATCAAAAAATGCTGCTGAAATCTCACAGCTTACAGCACAATTTAAAGATTTAGAATCTCAATATAATAGATTAAAAACGTCTTTAAAAGGTAAAATTGACGGTGTTCAGTCATCTCAATTAAGCAACTCTTTAAAAGATATGCAAAACCAATTATCACAATTGGATGCAAAAGCACAAGACACAAAGAGAAGATTAGTTGAGGCTATTAATGTCAAAGTGTCTGATGGCTCACTTTCTTCTTCTATTGCTAAAGTTACTAAAGAGTATGAAAGATTAGCGACAACCGGACATAGTAAACTTACAGAAGTTAAAGCTGATATTGAAGCATTAAATCAATTACAAGCTAAATTGGGAAATTCAAGTGATGTTGATGAATTAGTCGCAAACTACGATAAATTCAATGCTACACTGAAAAAAATTAAAAATGGTCTTTCGACAATTTCCTCTGAAAGTGAAACATTCGCAAGCAGTTTACAAATATCTACATTAGATAATAAGATAGCTACTTGGATGGAAAAGAACACAAAAGCTGCAAAAACCTATGGAAAAAGCTTAGACGAATTAAGAGCTAAGTTAGCAGCATTAGCTGGTTCTGGTTCACCGGTTCCCATATCATCGGTAAATGCTATAGAACAAGAATTTAATTCTACAGTGCAAGCCGCCGTTGCTTCCGGAAAAACTGGAAAGACATGGGGTTCTACATTTAAGGACTCATTTGCAAGTATTGGAAAATACATATCTGCATCAACTGTTTTTTATACAGCTATTCGTGGTTTAAAGGATATGTACCAAAATGTTGTTAATATAGATTCAGCAATGGTTGAGCTTAAAAAGGTTACTAATGAAACTGATGAATCTTATAACACATTTTTAAAGGGAACAAATAAAAAGGCGCAAGAGATAGGTACAACTATTACTGGGTTAGTATCTTCTACCGCCGATTTTGCACGACTTGGATATAATTTTGAAGAATCACAAAAGCTTGCAGAAGTAGCAAATATTTATGCGGTTGTTGGTGACGAAATTGAAAATGTCGATGTAGCAACCGAAAGTATTATTTCTACTATGAAGGCATTTAATATTAACGCTAATGATTCAATTAGTATAGTAGATAAATTCAATGAAGTTGGTAACAATTTTGCAATTTCATCTGGTGGTATAGGTGAAGCGATGAAGCGTTCCGCTTCTTCAATGGCAGCTGCCGGAAATACTATTGATGAAACAATTGCCTTAATAACTGCTGCAAACACGGTTGTACAAAATCCTGAAAAAGTCGGTACTGCATTTAAAACAATTTCAATGCGTATCAGAGGTGCAAAGACAGAACTGGAAGAAGCTGGAGAATCTACCGAAGGTATGGCTGAATCTACAGCCAAACTCCAAAAAGAGATAAAAGCTTTGTCTGGTGTAGACATAATGAAAAATAAAGATGAATTTAAGTCTACATATCAGATATTAGATGAATTAGCTCAAAAATGGGGCGGACTTACTGATATTCAACAAGCAAGTATTATTGAATTATTAGCTGGTAAACACCAAGGTAATGTAATGGCTTCATTGATGAATAACTTTGATGAGGCTAGAGAAGCACTTGCAGTATCTATGGGTTCAGATGGTTCTGCAATGAAAGAACATGAAAAGTGGTTAGATTCTGTAGAAGCAAAACAGTTGCAGTTAAAAGCAGCCTGGGAAGGATTATCACAAGACTTTTTAAGTGCGGATTTTGTAAAGTTTGGAGTAGATGCACTTAGGGGAATTGTAAACGGTGTAGATGCAGTAGTAAATGCTTTAGGAAGTTTCGGAACAGTTTTAGCTGGTGCTGGCGCTTTTGGTTTGAAAAAATTCATCGGAGCGAAAGGATTAGGCGGATTAGTTAGTGTTCTTGGTGCAATTCCTGTTCCAGCTTTAGCAGCTGTTGCAGCTATAACTGCAATTGGTGTTGCAATATACAAAACAAAGAAACATTCAGATGATTTAAAAATAGGCGCGACCTTAGCTGAGGATACAGAACAGATAAAGGAACACTCTGATAGAATTGTGGAACTAAACAATTTAATGTCAGAAGTGAAGGCTCTGGAGTTAATAATCAACACACCTTCAAGCACACAAGAACAAATTGATAGTGCTAAAGCAAGACTTGAAGAAATTGCAGCATTGGTCAATGATAAGTATGAACTCAATATTGAGGCAAATACGGGTGAGCTTAAAAAGACAATCAACCTATTATCTGTTACAGAACGTGGAGAAATGATTAGTGATGTTGAAGACTATTTTTCTAAATTAGATGCCACTGATTATAGCAATGCAAAAAAGAGATTGTCTTCTGATAAGCAAAGGTACACAGATTTAACACAAATACTTGGAGATATACAATCCCTCGGAAGTAATTACGGACGGCTTGATAGTATCACAGACCTCGACCTGAGAGCATCTCAAGAGTATAAGCTCAAACAAGATGCAAAAGAGATTTATGCTAATATTGAAAAAATGGGTTATGGTGATTTGGTTCACGAATATTATGATATGATGTTCGGTGCAGATGCCTTGGTGATTGGTAATGAAATCAGCAAACTGATTAATGATAAAAAAACAGGAACAATTCAGAAAGATGAAACCACGGTTGAAAATTTTGAAAAAGCAGTCAGAGACGGAACTGACATTTTAGCCCAGACATTAGCAAGCGATGTTCTTTCCGGCAACTCTTATGGAGAAAGAACGGACATTGGCTTCTTCGAGGATTATGGAAAAAAGCTCAAAGAAGTCGGTATGAATACCGACTACATATCACAAAAGTTTGCCATTGCAAAACAGGGTACTCTCGATTTAAACCAAGCAATTCAAGATGGTAAATTAGACAGCGTAGTAAATGATTACATTGGTTTTAAAGAAACTATCGGAGAAACTTCAGAAAATGCAGTACGAGGTGCTGCTCTTTTAAAGCGAGGATTTACAGAAGCAACACAAGTGACTGGTGATTCAATCAATGCCGTATATAAGGATATGAGAGATTTGGGCGAGTCAGAAGGTGTTCAGGATTTTGTAAAGAACGCAATCGAAGGCACCTCCATATATGCTTCCGGATTTAATTCCCTTCAGGATGTAATTGCCGCCGGCGATGTGGGTATTAACAAATTCTTAAATAGCGCCAAAGGCTTATATGAATACGAAGGTTTGTTTACCGATGATATGGGGCTTGAGCAAAAAGAAGAACAGCTCTCAAATTTTGCTCATCAAATAGGATTAATCCCCGAAGACAAAGAAGTTAAAATCAATGTGGATACAGGCGAAGTTTCAGTTATTACAAATTTCACCAAACAAATCAATGATGTTTGGGGCGGCGGAGATAAAACCCTTAATGTCAAAGTTAACACAGAAGTTGACGGTGATGACATTGACGACTACACCGATAAAGTAGAGGCTCTTAATAATAAAGACTGTAAGATTACCTTTAATGCTGATGGTTCTCCAGCGAGAGCAGTGATTGATGATGTTTCATACACTCTACAAGACTATGATGAGTCAACCGGTACAGCAACTTTGTATGCAGAAGACGGGAACACTATAGGTACGATTGATTTAGTAAATGGAAAAATTGAACTTTTACCTGAATCGAAAATCATTGAAATAAAAGCCACATACAGCGGAACATCCGGAATTGATGAATACGCACACTCTATTGATGAATTACGCAACTACGATAACATCTCGTTCAATATTGATGTTAATGGTGATGCCGAGGTTTTAAACGAGGCTGGAAATGCCATAGCAAAATTAAAAAAAGATAAAGATATCGTTTTTCATATAGATGCCGAAGGAAACCTTGAGGTTATAAATACACTAACAAAAGAAATACAGGTATTAGATAAAGAGGGCAATATTAAATTTAATGTTTATGCTGATGTTGAAAACCTTGGTGCTATCGAAGGGCTAAAAGGAGATTTAGCGGAACTTAACGGACAAGAATGTTATGTAACCCTTTCGGCAGATAACACACCAGTAATGGCAAAGATAGGCGAAACAAATTTTGCCATTTCAGATTATGATGCTAAAGCCGGCACTGCTACACTTCGTGCTGAAAACGGAGACGCTATTGCGACAATTAATTTAACTACCGGAGCGATTAATGCAGTTCCTGATAAGACAGCGAATGTGAATGCTAACGTTACCGGTACCGGCGATGTTGAAAATTTAGATAGTGCCATTGAAAACACAAACTCTAAAGCTGTTACTGTATCTGCAACAACCTCTGGAGAAAGTGCGCTACAAGGCTTAAAAGGTCTTATAGATAGTATAAAAAGTAAGGTTGTTAGCGTTGTTGCAAAAGTATTCGGCGGTGGAGATGTTGATGGTACTGCTCACGCTGATGGTACTGCTTTTGCCGGCGGAAATGTTAAACATGGAAATTGGGGCAAAAAAGGTTCCGGAATCGCATTAGGTGGAGAATTAGGAGAAGAACTTGTTGTAAGAGATGGAAAATTCTTTACTATTGGTTCTGATTCTGCTGAATTTTTCACATATCGTAAAGATGATATAATTTTTAATGCCGAGCAAACAAAACAAATTTTTGAAAAAGGCAAAATTACACATGGAAAACGTAGAGGACGAGCATTTTCTGAAGGAAATGTTGACATTAAACCTGTAAGTACCTCAACTGATAAATCTGAAAAATCTCAATTTGAACTTGATTATGATTATCATCAACATTTGGTTAATACTGAAAAAGAGACTGACAAAGAATATTTTGATTGGTTAAAAAGTTCTTACCAAAATGCCTATGATACAGGGCAAATAGAATTAGAGGAATATTATAAATATAAAGAAGAAGTTTACGAAAAATCCAAAAGTTTATTTGATGATTATATTAATGATATTGAACATAAGATAACTTTAATAAATAATCAAAATTCAAAAATTGGTTTAGTTGATGACACATATTTACAAAATATCGAAAATATATATAAGGAACTTCTTTCTTATAATGGAGATGGTAAAATTGATTTTACTATTAGACCAAAGGTTGATACTTCTAAACTAAAAAATGCAGGTTGGCAAGATGTTGTTGATGGAGAAATTGCAACTGTATTTTCATCTTCGTTTTCTAATGAAGATGGTTCAAAAACCATTGTTGTTACTCCCATTCTGCCAAATGGTGAAGTTTTATCTCCAGAGCAATTAGAACATTATGCAAATGAGTTGCTTATTGGAAACCCTATTGATGTAGACATTAATATGGGTATGTTTACTGGAGAAGATTCTATTACACAAGCTGAACAATTCGCAAATAGAATTCATAAATTGCATGATGAATATTTCTTAACTAAAAAACCATCAGACCAAATTATCGCCTATTATCGTGATATACAGGAAAAAGTTCATGCAAAGGCAGAAGAATATAGAAATAATGGTTTGGATGACAACTCTGAAACCATTCAGGAGTTACAAGAACTTTGGTGGGATGCCGAAGAAAATATTCTTAAAACAATTACTGATGTATATGAAAAAGCTGTATCATCTATTGAAAACACTATTGAACTTGCTAAAAAGCATTTAAAGGATTTCGTTACAGTTTACGATGATGGCTCGGCAGAAGAATTTAGTGGCACTATTGTATCGAAATATACAAATATTCAAAATAAACTTCACGAAGAAGCCGAAGCTTTAAGAGCTTTGGGATATGCAGAAGATTCAGAAGAAATTCAAGACCTCCAGAAACAGTGGTGGGATGCCGAAGAAAACAAAAATGACTCTTTGAGAGAAATTTTTGATAGACGTTTAGAACTCTCGGACGATTATATTGAAAGAAGTAAACTTCTTGGCTGGGAAAATGGCGATAACGAAATTAAGGCAAGGGAAAGAATTCTTGCTTGGATGCAATCAGATTATTATAGGTCTTTGTTTGAAAGTGAAGAAGAATGGCAAGAAGCATATTTAGAGCAATATCAAAATTATAGAGATACAGTCTTATCTACAATGGATAAGATATATAATGATTATGCTGATAAAATCGGTGAAATCAATGAAGAAATAGATAATCAAATTGTAAAGGAACAGGCATTACTTGATGTAAAATCAAAACAATATGATGCTATTAACAAATTAACCGAAGCACAACATGAAGCAGATAAAGCCATTGCCGATTCAAGAATTTCAAAATCTTATTTAAGTGATTATGAATATAGCCTAATTTATAATGAGGAAGATTACACTGCTGTATCAAAAGTTATTGGCGATATTGATGAGGATATTTCACTCTTAACTAAAAATTTCAATAGACAAATTGAAAATGCTTATGCAAATGGTCAAGAATATCTTATTGAAAAT